AAGACTTTAATGATTATCGATTTAATGTAATCCTTAAAGCTCGTCAGCTTGGTATTTCAACCATTACTGCTGGCTATATCGTTTGGATGATGCTGTTTCATCGCGATAAAGCTATTCTTGTAATGGCTACAAAGTTTGCTACAGCAGGAAACCTTGTTAAGAAAGTAAAAGGCATTATGCGTAATCTTCCAGATTGGATAAAGATCGCAACTATTGATGTAGATAACCGCACATCATTTGAACTTTCGAATGGTTCTTCTATTAAGGCGGCTTCTACTTCAGGCGATGCTGGTCGTTCAGAAGCTTTGTCTCTTTTGGTTTTAGATGAGGCCGCACACATTGAAGGCTTAGAAGAGCTTTGGACAGGCTTATATCCTACGCTGTCTACTGGTGGTCGCTGTATTGCTTTGTCAACCCCCAATGGTGTAGGTAATTGGTTTCACGCCACTTGTGTTGGCGCAGAAGCAGAAGCAAATAATTTCCATTTAACTACTCTTCCGTGGGATGTACATCCAGATAGAGACGAAGAGTGGTATAAAAAAGAAACCAGAAACATGTCCAAGCGCCAGATCGCGCAAGAACTTCAGTGCAATTTCAATACTTCTGGAGAAACAGTTATAGATCCAGATGATATAACCTTGTTACATACCTTCGTTAAAGAGCCCAAATATCGTACAGGTTTTGATCGTAATTTTTGGATTTGGGAAGAATTCGATCCAACCTGCAATTATTTGTTAGCCGCAGATGTTGCCAGAGGGGATGGCGAAGATTATTCTACTTTTCACATGATAAAATTAGAAACGCTAGAATGCGTTGGAGAATATCAAGGAAGATCAACGCCCGATATGTTTGCCAACTTGCTCAATCAGACCGGCCGAGAATTTGGTAATTGCATGTTAGTTGTCGAGAATAACAATATTGGCTACACAGTTCTAGATAAACTGATAGAATATGGTTATCCAAATTTATATTATTCTATTAAATCAACACACGAATATATTGAACAACATCAAGCCGAAGTTCGAACATCGGCAGTGCCCGGATTTTCAACAAGCATGAAAACGCGCCCGCTGATTATTGCAAAATTAGAAGAGTTTATCAGAAATAAACTAATTAAAATATATTCTTCTCGTACTATCAATGAGATGAAAACTTTTATTTGGAGGAATGGCAAACCACAAGCAATGAAAGGCTATCATGATGATTTAATCATGGCTCTTGCAATTGCATGTTGGGTTCGTGATACAGCGCTACAAGCAAACGCGAGAGATTTAAATTATCAAAAGGCTTTTGCAGATGCCATTATTACAACAAGAACAACTATGAATACACAAATTAAAGGACAAGACGGATATAAGCATGATAATGTCCTAGATAAAATGACTGAAGCTGAAAAATTATATGAACAATATAAATGGGTTATAAAGTGAGAAAATAAATGCCACTCAATAGAAATACAAAAAATCCAGCAAATTCACAATCAAGTCTTTTTAAGGCTTTAACAAGATTATTTTCTGGACCAATCATTAGTTATCGATCACAATCAGGTCGAAGGATCAGAAGACAACATTTAGATAAATTTAGCTCAAGATTTAAATCTGCATCCGGACAGCAGTTTAAAAAATCTCTTTATAGTCCTCTTGACGTTATTGCCGTAGACGCAATTGCAAATCAGCGTAGAACCGAACGTTATGTTGATTTTGATCAAATGGAATACATGCCCGAGATTGCATCGACAATGGACATCTATGCAGATGAGATGACAACGCATTCAGAATTAAGCCCAATGCTGAACATTAAATGTTCAAATGAGGAAATTAAAGCCGTTCTTGCTATACTATACGAACAGGTTTTGAATGTACAATATAATTTATTTGGCTGGAGTCGCACAATGTCTAAATATGGCGATTTCTTTCTATATTTAGATATTGATGATAAGTACGGCGTAAAATCAGTTATCGCATTGCCCCCAGCCGAGATTGAGAGGTTAGAAGGCAAAGACACAACAAACCCAAATTATGTCCAATACCAGTGGAATTCTGCTGGAATGACTTTTGAAAATTGGCAGATCTGTCATTTCCGTATTTTAGGTAACGATAAATATGTTCCGTATGGTTCATCTATTTTAGAACCTGCTCGTCGTATTTGGCGCCAACTTACGCTTATGGAAGATGCCATGATGGCATATCGTGTTGTTCGTTCGTCTGAACGTCGCGTATTTAAAATTGATGTTGGTGCTATTCCGCCCCAAGACGTTGAACAATATATGGAGAAGATCGTATCACAACTTAAAAGACATTCTGTTGTGGATTCTTCGACTGGACGCGTCGATCTTCGTTATAATCCAATGAGCATCGAAGAAGACTATTTCATTCCTGTTCGTGCCGGTAGCGCAACAGAGATTACAAGTCTCCCTGGCGCCACAAACATTACAGCGATTGATGATATTGTGTATCTTCGCGACAAACTGTTCTCTGCTCTTAAGATTCCACAGGCATATCTTGCAATGGGCGAAGGTGCAGCAGAAGATAAAACAACACTCGCACAGAAAGACATTCGTTTCGCGAGAACAATTCAAAGATTGCAAAGAGTTATCATTGCTGAATTAACCAAAATCGGCATTATTCATCTTTATACGCTTGGCTTTAGGGGAGATGACCTTCTTAGTTTTTCCCTTTCATTAAATAATCCATCCAAGATTGCTGAATTACAAGAGATTGAACATTGGAAGCAGAAGTTTGATATTGCTGCTTCTGCGACTGAAGGCTTTTTCTCTCGTCGCTGGGTTATGGAAAATATCTTTGGTATGTCGCACGAAGAGTTTGCTAGAAATCAAAAAGAGATGTATTATGATCGTAAGCATGATGCTGCGTTACAGCAGGTTGCAGAAGCTGCAGCCGCCGCAGGAGGTGGCGGTCTGGGTGGCGAACTTGGCGGTGAATTAGGGGGCGAACTTGGCGGCGAATTAGGTGGACCCTTAGAAATGCCGGCAGCAGAAGCCGGCGGTGAAGCTGAAGAAGCCCTTGGTGGCGAGCTTGGTGGCGAAGAAGGCGGTGGCAAAGAATCAGCATTATTGGCAGTTCCTCCCGGATCTCGTAATGACCCGTATACAACTCCTGGCGCCAGGGATAAAGTATATTATCCAAAGAGAGATGATAAAAGATCTGGTTCCGGGCCCCGCTCGCGCCACTTTGCAGGCAACAGAAATGCCGAAATGAGTAAACTCCCAAGGAGAAAAGTATTCCCAGGTTCTGAAATTAATAATTTGGCGAAACCAATTGGTGCGAATGTTGGTATTTATGCAGAGGAACAATCTATTTATAATTTGGAAGAGAAGTCTGAAGAAGAAAAACTATTTGAAGTTAACGAATCTATTCGTTCATTACTTGAGGGTCTGGAAATTAAAGAAAATGCATTATTGGAGCACGAAGAATGAAGATAAAGCACAATAAAAAAAGAAACACAGCCTTTGTTTACGAAGCGCTAGTGAGAGAAGCCACTGTCGCTATTCTCAAAAATGATCGCGAGAGAAAAAATAAAGTCATTTCCATAATAAAGAAACACTTTCATAATGAAAGCACTCTCCATAAAGATTTAGAATGCTATCGTTCCCTATATGAAAATCAAAATCTAAATCAAAAGATTTCCGAGAAAATTCTTAAAGAAGTCCGCATGCAAAAACGATTGATTGATCCAGACGGATTATTTAAGCAGCAGACTGAATTGATTCATGATGTTAACAAAGAATTATCCACAGAAGTTTTTAACAATTTCGTTCCAAACTATAGAACTTTAGCGACAATCGATCAAATCTTTTCTTTAAAGATTTCGCCCAAAGATTGTGTTATTCTAGAAAATGAGATTGTTAATAATATGAGAAGTAAAGTAGTTGAGGATTCAACAATCCCCGTTGACAATCTTACATATAAGACTTTCGTTAAGAAGTTTAATGAGAAATATGAGAACGAATTATTAAATGAACAGAAGGATTTGTTAACTTATTATATTGCTTCATTCACCGACAATGCACTTGAACTAAAAATCTTTTTAAATGAAGAACTATCAAGACTTAAAACGAAATTAGTTGAATCAAAAAAAGTTGAAGAGATTAAAAACGATGAAGATATGCTGCGAAAGACTAATAAAGTAATTGAAAAATTACAATCGTTCACAACTGCAGAGATTACTGAAGATGTTTTATCAACAGTATTAAAGACCCAATCATTGGTTGAGGAAATTTATAATGGCGATAACGATTAAAGTTGGCGAAGAAGCTAACAAAAAATTAATCACTCTTGAATTAAATCTCCGCAAGAGTTTAAACGGAGATTTAATGATCTTTGATCATGGCGACATTGATATCGTATTGTCTACATCAAATAATAAAGTTATAGCGTTCCCTAAAGAAATTATTTCTGATTATGTATATGGTGCACAAAATAGATTATTCACATTTCTTCGCAAAAGAGGTGTTGTGATTCCGGAATCTATTCAAGCTGGTTCTTTTTATGGTTCTTTTGAGGCCATGATGGAGTCGCCCAAAAATGAAGATATGAGCGCTGCCAAAATGACATTGATTAATATTTCAGAATTCATCGATGAAGAGCGCCCATATTTCGAGGCGACTGAGGCGATTATTTCCATGACTGATGATGAATTCATTGATCCAGATAAGGAAGACTCCACAGAACTTGGCGAAGTTCCGCAAGCAACTCAACAAGGGTCTATTCGTAAAGGTTACATTAGAGATCCTTATTCGCTGAATTACTTGTATACAATGTAGGACGTTTGATGGAATTGCTAACATTTATATTAGTAGCATATGGCCTAACACAAATTCTTGTTTATAGTAAAATATTTGAGAGAATAAGACCCAAGAAAGGAAAAGCAGGAGAACTAGCCAGTTGTCCCATGTGTATGGGATTTCATGTTGGGTGGTTTTTAATGTTACTTTCTTCGTTTACAGAACTATTTAATTTTGATGTAACTGTAACTAATTTCTTTCTTCTTGGATGGCTATCATCTGGAACATCTTATGTTTTAAGCATGGTCTTCGGGGATTCTGGGATACAGTATTCACAAAAAATGGAGATAACGCAAGATGAACGCTTATTGGACGCAGAAGTGGATGCTTCAGCCGGTTCGCAACTGTAAGAGTGGTTGCATGTGCATGCGGGTTGCGCCCGCATAAAGAATTAAAAGGATAAAATAATGAAATTATTAAGAGAATTCTATGCGCTATGTGAAGGTGGTGTTTGCCAGGATTTACTGACGGAACATGAAAAGCAATTTGTTGCTGATGGCGGCATGATGCTTAGTGGCGTTATGCAAATGGCAGATACAGTAAATGGCAATGGCAGAATTTATCCTTATAATGTTCTC